CTGGTTCATTGCAACGCCCGATTGCAACGCAACGTTTTGCTGGCGTTTCTGAAGCGTATCCAGGTACACCTCGAAAAAGGCAGATGGCTCCGGTAACTCGAACATTTGATCCTCGATTAGACACGCCGTTATCGCATCAAAAGAAACAACGTCAAGGACCTAGTATGCCACAAGGTTTAGATGAAGCGATTAGGCGAAATGCCGGCGGAAATGATGTGATGGCAGCGATCTTAACTGATACTGCTTCGACAACATTGAATAGTCAAAACGCCCATGATCGTCCATCTAGCTCGTCAAAGATTGTTCAAGAAGAACAGTTTGATGGTGCGCCAGAACAGGTGTTTGGCGAATCAGCGTCTCGTTGGGCAAGTCTTGCGTTTGGTGATGTTAAGAAAACAGCGTAACGCTGTCGTGCAACCTATTTAGGTCAAATTCACATTGGAAGGATTTTGTCGATGACTGTTAAGAAACTGACTCCTGAATTTATTAAGAGAATCATTGCAGAAGAAATGTCAAAATTTGGTGACATGGAAGATACTAAAGACCGTGCGGATGATACCGAAGAGGTTGATGCAGGTGAATATGCTGATTCTCTTGAGAAACACATTGATTTCGTTAAGGCCCTTAAGATCGAAGAAGGTCGGGTCATGCGACGTTTGCAAAAGATTCGTGAAGCAAAGCAACTAACTTTGAAAAAAATCGTTGTTCATACCTCTCGCCCCCGAATGAAGTGAATCATTGGGTTTAAATCATTTAACATTCACAGTAAGTTAAACTTCGTAACGAAAGAAAAACATGTCAGGCACCGGCAAGTACACAGTTTATGCACCCCCAGCTTCGGATCGTAATACGCTTCTGAACAAGCTCTTTCGTAGCGATGATCCGATCAAGAAACCGGTCACACAGGATAAGGTAGGTCAAGAGAACGATGTGCGGCAAGCGATTGTTGCTATAGCATTGACTCATTTAACGCCATCTCATCAAAATGGTGATTTAGGTCTATTTCCATTAGGCGTTAATCTAGATTATTCAACAGCCCCTTTGACTGAAGATGTGAAATGGTCACGTGCTGGTGATCCAGCAAATCCATATGCACCTGATACATCGTCCCCTGGTCCTGGAAAGACTGAGGGGTCTGACAAATCAGATGATCCGGAAATCTCTGTTTCAGACCTTAAACCGAATTATGTTCCGCAAGGTCCAAAGACCGGTACGAAATCTCCTGCCGGAACTGCGGCTAAAATTATTGCTGCAAACCTTTTAGGCGTACCGAGCGAACCAGGCGAGTCTGGTGGTAACATTTGATTTTTTTGAACAATTGGCAAAACGGGATACTTATCGTGAGATTCACTAGGAAATGATATATGACAAAGCAGCTCTATGAAGAAGCGCTTGCGGATGTAAAGAGAGTGAAAGAGGTGGCAGAGGCCAACGCTCAACGTGCGATCCTTGACGTCGTTACTCCTAGGATTCGAGACCTCATTGAAAAAGAGATGTTACGTGAAGGTCTTGACGACGACGACGATATTGATGATGGATTTGGGTTTGATGACTTAGGTTCTGCCGCCGGTATCAACACTGGTTTAGATGTTGGTGCATCCAATAGCATCGCTAATGCGATCTCTGTTCCGGATGAAGAAGGTAAAGTAACGTTAGATTTAGATGCGTTAAGTGTTGATCCGGCTGGGATGCCACTTGCATCTAATTTCTCAACGCCGATGTTGTTAGCAGATGATGAATATGAGATTAATCTTGAATCGATTTCTGCTTTAACACCTGTATTGAATGCAACGCGTTCAGGTGCAGCAAAAGAATTTGAATTAATGGTGTTTCGTTTAGCAGAGGACGTTGCTCGATTTTCGTCCGCTGGAAAACTGATTCGCGAATCAAATAAGTTTCGATCGCAAATCACGCAGATGATTTCAAAAACGCGAGATATGTATGACTACGTGCAGGGCTCGATAAGCGATCCTGCAAAGAAGAGTTCATACGAAACTAAACTAGAAAACTGTTTCAAAGAACTTAATCAGCTTCAGGAGCCAATGATGTCACACAAGTCTAGACAACGTATTCACGAGGAAGATGTAACCCTTAAACTGACGGGTCTTCCTGATGAGATTGACCTTGATTCCGTCGGTGTTGATCTCATCACCGGTGAGGACGATGCCGGTGAAGATCAAGGTGGAGATGATGCTTCGCTCGATATGGGCGACGATGATGGCGGTGACGAGGGCGCTGACGATGGCGGTGAGGACGATGGTCTTGGTGATCTCGACCTCGATGATTCTGGTAATGATGATGAGGAAAAAATGGGCGAAGCTCGTGGATTGTCAGACGACACAGTCGTTGAGATTGATGAAGGAATGCTTCGACGAGAGATTTCTCGCATGAAGCGTCTTCGTGAAGAAAATGAAAAAAGTGGTAGTCCTCACACCTCAGCGACTTTAGCTGGTTTTGGTGGTGGAAAAGAAGATGGTCACCCATTTGACGGTCAACCACTTGGCGAAGCTGATGAAGATCTTGATGAACTTGACATGATGGATGAGTTAGATGGTATGGATGAAGTTAATCCGGTCGCTGATAAGAGCCCAGAGGCATGCGCTGAGTCATTGAATCGAAGGGCTCAGTTTGAAGCTCGATTGCAGAACAGAACCCGTGCTCGAGGCGAATCTTTGAAAGAAGGAATTGCAAAGGCACGCAGGCAAGGAAATCTTCGTGTTGTACAGGCCTTGAAGAGTGAATACTCAAAGCTCGTGAAGAGATTCAATGAGTCTGTTAACCGAACAAATAATATCAAGAAGTCACTGGTTGAAAACAACCGACGACGCAATGGGTCAGCAAAAATTGCAGGCTCAACACGGCTAGCGGAGTCACAGGCTGTGGCATCTCTCCGCAATAAGTTGTCAGAAACGAATCTGATCAACGCGAAGCTAATGCTTACGAACAAGCTGCTTCAGAACGAGTCACTATCGCCAAAGCAAAAAGCTAGCGTTATTAGGAAGCTTGATTCTGCTCAGACCGTACGCGAGGCTAAGCTAGTCTATGAAAGTCTTTCTGAGGCTCTCGGCGACTCACGTAGGTCTGTTAATGAAGGTAATGAGCGTTCTACACGAACGGTTATTGGTTCTTCATCACGACCTACTCGTTCAGCGGCTTCCTCAAGCCTAAATGAAGGTCATGAGGCTGATCGATGGGCGAAACTAGCAGGAATTACAAAGAAGTAATGTTGTTAGTGTTGATCTGATAATCGTTAACCCAAACACTTAAAGAAAGATAACAGAATGAAGTTTTTCAATTTTGACCAGTTAACTGCTGGTATTAAAGATCGCCACGTTGGCGCAGAGCGTACGCGGCTTGTAGAGAAGTGGAGCCGAACCGGCTTGCTTCGTGGCCTTGAAGGCACCCGCCGAGAGGTTATGTCTCAGTTGCTTGAGAACCAGGCAGCTCAGGTCCTTCGTGAGTCTAACTCGTTGTCGACTGGTGGCGGATCTGTTTCGTCATCTGGTCAGATCCAGGGTTTTTCGAATATCGCATTCCCGATTGTTCGAAGGGTCTTTGGCGGACTAGTTGCAAATGAAATCGTCTCGATGCAACCAATGTCGTTGCCATCAGGCTTGATTTTCTATCTTGATTATACCTACGGAACGAACGTTGGTGGAAGTCAGGCAAACGAAAATACTGAAGAGACGTACAAGAGTGGTCAGTCGATTTACAACAACCCAACCGGCAAGGGAATCCAATCAGGTTCTTTAGCAACGGGCGGAATGTACGACTTGGTTAACGTTGGTTATTCTAAGGTGCACTCAGGAACAATGGGTGTTTCCGGAACGTTAGCTGACGTCGGCGCTTGGGGCGGCATTGAAGGTAACACTTGGGCGGCCGGTCTCACGATTTCTGAAGTAAGCATGATGACTGGAACCAACGGTCGAATGCTTCAATTCGATCCACAGATTGAAGCAGACATGAGTGTTAATACGCTTGACGTAACGTTTGCTCACTTGACAATTTCCCAGATTACAACGTTCATTCCACGCGGCGACTTCATGGCCGTTGAGCAGATCGCAGTGTTCGGTTTCGCAACAACGAACGGTGCTGTTGCTTGGGGTGAAAACTACCAAGGTGGCGCTGGTGTAATGAACCTTCGTCGACTCAACAAGCGCGGTAATTGGAACGGTACGGTGTTTACGCCGGCTCCACTTAATGGAACACATATTCAGGTTGTTCTTAGGATTACGAACGCTTCTACAACGCCAGCTCTCGGGGCAACGACTAGACTTTCAATGGCAATTAGTGATTCACTCGTTGCTGGAGATTCTACCGGTGCAACGTTGACGGTTCCATCATTTGAGTCTGACTTCAACGTAACATCTTCTCCTGTCATTCCAGAGATTGACATTAAGATTGAGTCTATTGCAATTACTGCAACAAGCCGAAAGCTCCGAGCTCGCTGGTCACCAGAACTTGCACAAGACCTTAACGCTTATCATTCAATGGACGCCGAGGTCGAGCTTACGAGCATCCTCAGTGAGCAGATCGCACTTGAAATCGACCGCGAGATTTTGAATGATCTCGTTACACAGGCAAACGGAGCGACCATGTATTGGAGCCGTGCTCCTGGTCGATTCGTTCACAAGCTCACTGGTCAGGCTCAGTCATTGGCTTCAAGCCTCAGCATTGGTCCATCATTCACAGGCACCGTCCGAGAGTGGTACGAGACCTTGGTTGAAACGGTTATTGACGTAGCAAACACGATTCATCGTAAGACCTTGCGCGGATCAGCGAACTTCATTGTGACATCACCTGATGTTTGCACGATTCTTGAGAGTTCAGTGATGTACAAACCAAAGTTCTCGCTTGACGGCGAAGGACAGGTTGGCTCGCCATTCACAATCGGTGCTGAGTCGATCGGAACTGTTTCAAATCGCTTCACGGTTTACAAGGATCCGTACTTCCCAAGGAACAAGATCCTCGTTGGTTACAAGGGTGGAAGCTACCTTGAGACCGGTTATGTGTACGCTCCATACGTACCGCTTATCGTGACTCCAACGATCTTTGCTCAGGAGGACTTTACTCCACGCAAGGGTGTTATGACGAGATATGGTAAGAAGATGATCCGTAGCGACTTCTACGGGACAGTTACCGTCCTCGACATGAACATTATCTGACACTAGTTAGGTATTAAGACTTGAAAGGCCTTCGAAAGAAGGCCTTTTGTCGTTTCTATAACTTGAATGAAGTTTATCATAAACACGCAATGATTTCAAACAAAGTGCATAACCTTTAGTGGGAATAAAACTTACCATTTTAAGGGGTCTAAACTCAAAGACTTGATGAATTCTTTAGTTCTTTGGTATATAATCTTAGATATGGGTATTGGAATCGAAGACAAAGAGCAGACGTGTCTTGAGTGTGACCGCATTTGCAAATCACGTAGTTCACTCGGGAATCATGTCACTCGTGCGCACGTTGAGCTCGGCGGGCTCATAGGTTACACAGTCAAATACTTCACTAATAATTCAATTCCACTTTGTAAGTGTGGATGTAAAAAACAGGTGAATTGGCACAAAGTTCATTATCGTTTCAACGACTATATTTCAGGGCACAATGCAACTGGATTTCGTGTCAAGAAACACGTGTTCACGGAGGAACAGCTCAAAAAACGAAATGATGCAATACGACGTGCTTATTCAGAACGTAAAGAAGAGATCTCGAAAAAGATTTCAATTGCTGTCACTAAAGGCATGGCAAATAGTGAATTCGATTTTAAAGAACACCACAAATCATTGTGGGCTAATGAAGAATACAAAACGCTGCAGCACGAGTCTCGAGTAAAGTCATGGTCAGGTGAAGCAGGCGATGACCGGAAAGCTCGAGTCTTCACAGAAGAGTTCGGTCGAAAAATTGGTCTTGCAAACATGAGGCGAGAAAATATCAAACAAAGCAAAATTGAGATTGAATTCGTTAAACATGTTGCAACTTTTGAATCGAACGTTGAAGCGAGTAAATGGTTCAACTTCACAAGCAAAACGTGGTGTTGTGATGCTTGGATCCCAGAGATAAAGTTGATGATTGAGCTTGATGGTTCCTATTGGCACGGTCTAGACAGAAATAGCAATTGGGGTGTCAGTCAAATTAAAAGTTTAGCTAATGATCTCAAGAAGTGTAAGATCGCAATCGATAAAGGTCTCAATCTCATCAAGATCGACGAAAAGTCTGCATGGCGAGAAACAAAGTCGATCGATGAACTCAAGGCATGCGCATATCACGTTGTCGAAAATGGTGTTGTCGTGAAGGATGGTGCGCTTAGATTAGATGATAAGATCGCCATTGTTAACAGAGACGCGTTGATCAAAAAGCACTTCAATGTAGTCACGGGAAAACCCATAGAAGGAAGCAAGGATGACACAGAAAAAGTCTTGCTTCCAGCCTTAATTGACCTGCTCCGGGCCTATGTTGACCTTCGTGGATGGATCTATGCACCCTTGGATGGCACTTTAGGGGAAGCCCTAACCGACATAAGGAAGCATCTGGGTCCGGGAAAATTGCCGACAGATAACGTTTTTGATGGAAGTAAAGCACCGGGATCTGCTTGGCTTAAATCAAAGATGCGTTCTTTTTGGTCTGCAGGTAAGGGTCCAGTTGTTGCTTTTCAAGATGATAAAGTACTTGAACGCGTGCTCAGATATCGTCTTGGCTTGAATGTTTCAAAGGATTATGAATACAACGTAAGTGATGAATCTTGGGAAGGAACGAAACACATTTCTTGCAACGAACATTTCGATATATCTCTATTCCAGACTCGTCGCGGATTTGTAGTTCAAAGGCAGGCAGTGTCATGGTTCAAGCCAGTGATCGCTGCACAAGTTTGGAAGTCTTTGATCGGTGACAATATCAAAGATCCCGTTGTTTGGGACCCGTCTGCAGGTTTTGGCGCAAGGTTGCTTGGTTTTGCAGCGGCATATCCTGAAGGATGTTATATGGCATGTGAGCCGGCGTCATCTGTTCATACAGATCTCTGGAATTTAATCGATAGTATCCAAGAGGAACACCGAAACCTTGCGATGAATGTTGAGAAGCTTGGTTCAGAGGGTGATCTTGCTGCATGGATCCCAGAAGCTTATTGCGATGCCGTGTTTACGAGCCCGCCTTATTTTGATTTAGAACGTTATTGGGATGAACCCGGACAATGTTGGAGAGATTATCCATCTGAAACGCAATGGTATGAACACTATCTTGTGCCGACTATGAAGAACGTTGCTAGGGTTCTAAAACCTGGCGCAAAGGCAGCATTTAATGTTGATAAGCGACATTCAGAATCTGTGTTAAATGCGGCAAAAGAAGCGGGCTTGTTAAGGGTCGACACATGGAAGTTAACGCTTCAAACAGACCATTTCTCTCGAAAGCGCGGGATTTCCGTAGAACGTTCCGAACCGATATTTGTGTTCGAGAAATATACTTAAAGTTATGTCTACGTCCAAACAACTCTTACAAGAGTTTATCTTGGGTGTTGTTAATCATCAACGTCTCGTTGAAACAACGCCTGGCCCACGTGATTATGTTAATCCGGATCACGTTGTTGACCTTTGCCCACAATGTAACGACAATGAAGTAAATGATGATAATGATGATCGTTTATGTAACGCTTGCTCAGGATTTTGTCCAGATTGCGGCGGTTCGTTTGATGGCATGATGTGTGATGTGTGTGGCTATGAGGCGTGAGAAAACGACTCAATTTGTGTTTTGAAAACATACTTAAACATGATATGACCATTCGAATCACAGTTGGCAAGTTACGTAATCTGATTAAAGAAGCCCGTCAGGATATGAAAAGTGGTGATGATATACCATGGGCAGTAAAGCCGCCACCTAACAAGCGCTTCATGAATAACGATATTCGTTCTCATTTATCGGCTGTGGTAGCTGATTATACCGGTCGCGAAGTTCTCGATATTAACGTTCATTCAGATCCTAAAGTTCCGGGAACGTTTGCGATTAGGGCTGAAGTAGCTTTTGAATCATCTGAAGATGAAAACGTTGGTGATGATGAAAGTGAAACGATTGACTTGTTATTGACTGATTACAACAAAAAACTTTCACTGGCTTCGTTGTCTGCTAATATTCAAGATGTTCAATTCGCAAAATGGCCGCCAACCATTAGTAGAAATTGGTGATTAACGTTGTTGATTGTTATGTGTATTTGTCGTTTGTGAAATTTTGATCGTTTCTTTAGTTGAACACTTAGCGTCTTGTGGATAAATTCTTAATCACTTGGTTGGTGAGCATGATGCTTCATAACCAAGAAAAGGAACTCTAAGACATGAGCAACTATAACAATCAGAACCGTAACGCACGTATCTCCACTCGAATCGATCTCCGCGGCAAGACGCGAACAGAGACCAGGTCGCGAGACTCTGGCTCAATCGTGATGGCAGCAACCACTGATACCAAGAACGATAGCACGAATGTTTTCATCGATTTTCCTGATGGAGATCAGGTCAAGCTTGATGGCCGTGAGGCACGTACGATGTACCGTCTCTTGAGCAAGCACTATGCCTCAACGGGTAAGTCGCAGTTCTAAGATGATGGGCGCTTATCGCGCCCATTTTTCGTCTAAACCTTTATAGGGGTTGGCCGTGTTGTATTACGGTTCGTATTGTTCGATTCAATGCTAGGCGACTGTTTTTCTTTCAGCAAAGAAAATATTGAAAATGAAATTCACAAAAGAAGAGATGCTGACAGCATATATCATGTGTCATGATGCTCTTGCTAAACTTGTTTCAAATCCGAATTCAATTACGATAGAACATCGTCGTTGGGTTGATGAACAGGTTTCTACGATTGAATCGTTGCGATCAAAGCTTAGTGTTGGACTGACTCAATCATCGCAACAAAGTTCTGTTGCGATGACAGACATTCAGGTTGAACCTAGCAAGGTTCATCAATGGCTTGATAATCAAAAAAGAATTTTATCAGAGCGATTTAAACTTGACGAACAAGAGCTTTCTACGGTACAGACTTCTGTATCAGATTATGACAAAGTGTCATCTTTTCCTGAAATTTTAGAGGCCGGTGATAATGCAAAAGACATGGCTTTTGCGAAAGCAATGAAGACATGGCTTTCGCGAAAGCCATGATGCATGCCAGCGAACATGAAGAGACCTTTCATTACCCTAGAAAGTCGCGAGCTCCTCACTCGAAGATGCCAAAGACCGGCATGAAAAATTCATATATCAAGAAGTGAAGGTCACTGTCTTAAAGTGATAGTTATTGTTTAAGGGCATCCTGGGTCATTCTAGCGATGCACTTAAGTGGTCATTGACAACCTAACGATGATCCCATTTATGGGGGTACCAGGTTTCGACGTGGATCGGATGCTTGGTGTTGCAGGTGCCGGTGCAAGAGGGTCCGGTTTAAAACCCAATTGACGTATAGATGCCAACGACAACGGCTCATTCGCTGATAGCCTCGCGGCTTGAAGTGGACTGGTTCTCAACGACCTAAGAAAAGAATGTTGAGTAACGCTAGTGATGCTAGCAAAACACCGTCGGGTGTAAAAACGAAAACGTCTGACGCTGTTGAAGACGTAAACGTAGCAGCTTAAGCCTAACCTTAAGGCGATTGAAATGTAGGTCAAGCCTGTGGATGAAACGCTAGGAAAATGTTTCGCGGACGCGAGGTTCAATTCCTCGCTACCTCCACTATTACGCTCTGATGCGTAACAAAGAAAGTGTGTGATTTTTGTGAGTAATGTGAGTTGTGCAAAGGATCGTCGTAGGTCGTCAGTGAAACAAGCTAACGTTGTAGCGTTGTTGGCCCTAATAAAAGGAATTCAATTAGCCGCAGCGTTTGCTCGAGTTAAAGCGTTTGGATTTTCAATGCGTGTGTCTAGACTTGATAATGTTGCCTTGAAACATAGCAATACATCCAGATCAATGACGCGTGTAAATGTCGACGTAAGAGACGGCGATGTTGTTAATGCTTGGATCGCATGATGTTAGGAAAACCTTGCTTAGTTCAAGCCAAAGACATAACACCCGGGTCATTGATTCTTCTTTTTGATCAAACGTGTTTGGTTATCTCAAGCAAAAAAACTGATATTGATTGGTTACAATATTGTCAATCGATTTACTGTTTAGCTGTCGTAAATGGTATTAGCACGTTGTGTCGACAAATCTATATGCAAGGTACCAATATTGATTGCATGCTTTGTCTTGAAAATTAAGACAAGTTAAGTGTATGATTGTTTATATGTCAGCATTCACAGAACATTTGCTTGAATTGATTAAGACCAACGAAGATGAAATCAAGGTTGTTGAGACAGCCGGTGGTGATGTAAGGCAGCTTCAGGAGAGGTTAACATTGCTTAAGAAGCAGTTAGAGTCAGCAAATCAACTTCATGAAGGAAAGCAGTTGTTAAAGTCATGAGCGATCAACGAAAGAATCTAGTAGACCTATATCAACCGATTGTTAACTCGCGAGTTGGTCTTCCGCCAATTTCGCTTAGAGCGATCGTAACGCCAAGCTCTGATTACGTTCAAGGAGGTGTGCCAATAAATTCTCAGCGCGCTGAAACGTACGTATTGTTGTCTGCGCTCCCGGCTGAATTACAGGAGCGCGTCAAGACAGCTATCCAGGCCCTTATTTCAGGAAGGTAATAATGTCAAATATTAATCTGACGATGTCATCCGAACAAAACGGTGATATGCTTTTGTTTAATGATCGTATGCGTTTGGTCATTAGGAATGATGGGACCCTTGTAGTATCGTCAAAAGACGGTGTGCAGTTAACAGGCGATACGTTACTAAAGCTAATACATTCTGACATCGACGTTAAAGAGGTTCAATACCTTCTAGGGAAAGGAGAGGTAGCGCGATAGCATATCATGGATATATCCCGCGTGTAAAGCAACACTTACACGCGTTAGGTCGACCACCTTCAGTCATTGAAATCGGTGTAGACCGTGGTGTAACATTCATTTCATTGTTAGCGTTTTTGGCTCGAACTCAGCCACAGTTTTTTATGCTTGGCGTTGATGTCATGGTTCAAGACCAGGTCAACATAATGTTAGGGAATTTAGATCTACAAACGCAACAAGTAGCTTATCTCGTTGAAGATAACAGTCTCAAAATTCTTCCTAAACTAAAAGATCAAGGTGCAAAGTTTGATGTTGTCATGTTAGACGGCGATCACAACTATCATACTGTTTCCGAAGAATTGAAAGTCATACAAGATATTGTGTCTAATGATGCGATTATTGTCGTTGATGATTATGATGGTCGTTGGTCAGAACGAGATTTGTTTTACTCAGAACGACCTGAGTATGCTTCAAATGCTTTAACAACGAAAAAAGTTGAGACAGAAAAACACGGTGTGAAAGCCGCTGTTGATGAATGGTTGGCAAATAATCATGCTTGGGAATTGTTTAAGCCAATTATGGGTGAACCTGTTCTATTGAAAAGGAGATAACGTGAAAAGGTTGTTGTCGATTGTTGCGTTTGTAAGCTGTTGTGCACAACAACCTTCTCAAGGTGTTATCATTGACAATGATGATGACGTACTGATCAAGACTTCTGAAGTTGTTTTGGTCCCACGTTTAGTTCTGGAAATCGTAGAAACACCGCCCCCAGTTAAACCTACGTTTCCTCGTAACGTTTTGATCATAGGTGATTCTGAAGCATGTGCAGTAAGTTCAGTTTCTGCTGAAGTTGCTGCAGAATATGCTAGAGACAATGTTCAACCTTTAGACAAAGTGAGAACAGTTTGTAAATCCGGATCTCGCGTTGATTATTGGGCGTTTGGAAGGTTTTTGTCAGCGCTTAATGATGACCAAGAAACCGATAACGTAATCGTATTTTTGGGTGGAAACCATATCGATCAAACGAAAGCACCAAATATAAGCGTCATGCTTGATATTGTTTCGAAAAAGAACGTTGGTTGCTTTTGGGCAGGAAATGCTTTGCTTCATGGCAAAACGTGGAAGATGAATGATCTTATGCGTGAAGCAGTTACTCCGACATGTGATTACGTAGACCTTGAAAAAATTGTTGTCACGTTGTCTGATGGATTACATCCGGATCGCACCGGCGCAAAACTCTGGTTACAAACCATCTGGTTTTTGTTACCATTGAAGCATGAAAAATAGTGAAGTAAAAGACACGTTTGTACTGTCATCAAAAGATCATCTTCAAGAATTAAGGCGTAATTTTTCTTCGTTTGTTTGGACTAGGGCAGCGATCAAGGAATTGCCTTCGACTAAGTTAACAGAAAAAATGTTAGCCAAATTGATGGAAGATGAATTTACAACGTATCTTAAGGCGTCTAATTCATCAGATGCAAGGAAATTAGAGGAGTTTGTTGGGTTTATTGATGATCGAATTGAATTCTTTTGTTTGAAACATGATTGTGAAATTTCAAAAGAGATAACGACCCAGTTGATCAATTCAAAATCAAATGAGAAATCAAGCGCGGCATCTGTAGATCCCGACGTTAGTCATTCGTCACTCGTTGCAGAAACAACGCTTCAAGGATCAACAATTATTGCTCTAGAGTCTGTTGATTATGTGAATCGTTTAGATCACATAATGTCTGTTCGAACAGCGCATGATTTAATTCCGGAAAAGATCACGTTTATTCTTCCAGAAAGAGATTTGCATGCAATCGGTGTTGGCTTAGACGTTGATTCTAATGTTACTATGAAAAAGATAACGTATGTATCGATTGATTCATTGCCAAAGCCATTAGATGAAGTTGTGAATCGTTATTTCTATCATAAACACCGAAATTATAAACTAGAATTGGTGCATGCGACTAGTCCTAGACAAACATTGTTTAGAGATTCAATCATAGCATTGTTACATGATTTAGATTCGGGTATTTTTCCCGGATTTGAAGGTGAGGAAACAGAATGAGAACTTTACGTGAGGGAATGTCTGGCGATGATGTTCGGGCGTGGGAACATTTTTTGCTCGGTCGAGATCCGATGCGCTCGCTCGTTGTCGATGGAACATTTGATACCGTAACAAAGAAAGAGACAAAAGACTTTCAGTTAAGCGTAGGTTTTACCGGTCGCGATGTTGATGGTGTTGTTGGTCCTGGGACGATGGGTCGAGCGATGACGCTTGGTTTTGATCCATTAATAGATGACAGCGATGATAAGTCCGGACCAAATTGGCCGGCGATGCCAATTGGTGCAGTGCCAATGTCGCCTGCAGTTCGCGCAGCAACATTTGGTCAGTTTGCGTTTAAACCGGCGGGCGATGGAACGAACCCTGAGGCAATCATCATTACAGATGGTTGGGATGCAAAAAACATTGTTACGATTACGATTCCACAACTTTCTAAATTGACGAAAAATGGAAAGGTCTCAGTACATAAACTCATTGTAAATCAGTTAACATGTCTATTTGAGACATGGGAACGAGAAGGTTTGATGGATAGAGTACTCACGTGGGGCGGTTCGTGGGCCCCGAGGTTCATTAGAGGTTCTCGAACATCATTGTCTAATCATGCCTGGGGTACAGCATTCGACATTAATGCTCAATGGAATGGCTTAGGTGCAAGACCGGCATTGTTAGGCGACCATGGCTGCGTACGAGAACTTGTTTTATCTGCGTATGATCATGGGTTTTTTAATGGGATGTGGTTTAAGACTAGAATGGACGGGATGCATTTCGAATGTTGCAAGGTTTTGCCTTGATTTAAACGCAAAGGCAACGATTTGTTTGCCGGAGCTATTTAACGTTTGCCATGGGTGCTAAAAAGACACATGCCGCGATGCGTCTTGTGCGATATAATCGCATGATGGAATGTGAATGACGGCAATTCGAGTAGTCACTGACCATGGTGAGTTAGACAACGTTGGATCTGTTGGACATACCCAAATAGATTCATACGTTAATAATTCACCATGGTTGTTAGTGTCTGGCGTATCAGGCCCCGTACCACCTTCTGCACGAAAACTTGTAGCTGGTTCGAACATATTAATCGTTGATTCAGGTCCCGGCGGAAACCTTACGATATCTTCGACCGGGGGAGGCAGTGGCGGTTCTTCTACAACTCGAACAATGTGGATGGAAGCGTTGTCTGGTTCTGTCGACGGCGTAAATACTGATTTTACGTTATCAAACGCACCGTTTCCTTCATCTACGTTGATGTTGTTCATCAACGGTCTGTTGATGCAACAAGGTTTAAGCTCTGACTATGTGATGTCGAGTTCGACGGTTGTGTCGTTGCTAGGATCGTATACGTCCGGAAGCAATATCACAGCAACGTATCCTTACGTATTAACTGGGTCTGCTCAATTAATTTCTTGGATGGAACTTCCAACAGGTGATGTTGATGGTGTGAATACTGATTTCGTGTTAGCAAATGTTCCTTCACCATTGTCATCGTTAATGTTTTACGTTAATGGTGTGTTGCTCAAACAGGGAACCGGTTCAGATTACGTGATGGTTAGTGCCAATACTATTCGTATGAATTACGGATATCGATCAGGTAGTAACGTGTTTGCAACGTATCCCTATTGATTCCGGATAATTATCGCAGCCATGGCGCGAACATTCATTTCACAACCGAATCAGGTTTTTGTTACCGAGCAGTTTGATGATACGTTAGCTGCTGGTTCAACGCTTCAATCAACATCTACGTCACTTCAATCTGATTTAAATGCAATCAGGTCACAGATTCGAAAAGTTCTTTGGGCAGGCGTTTCCGGTTCTTGGTACGATGCGATCACGGCGCCGTCAGGTACTAACTCCGCGCGCGGCTTAAATACGATCAACACAGATTTAACAGATCTTGAACAGAAGCGTTTTCTCTTCCGTTCACAAAATCTAAACATTATTTTCGTTGCAACTGGAAGCAATTTTGCATTGCTTTCAACTTCATTAGGAACATCACCAGCTAACCATGCCGTTGTGTATCACCCGTTATTGTCAATTCCTACGTTAACCGGAACGATTGTTGCTGCTCTTAGTGCATCGGAAGGTACGTACGGTTCACATAGTCTTGCAGTTGCGTCAGGTTCAACTGTCTTAACGCCTAAGAATTTAGTCATCTTACGAGACGCATACACCGGCCATCACGTGACAGCATCAGGCGGTCGCGACGTATACGGTTTGTTACAGGTTCAATCTGGCGCTTTGACAGGTGGTTCATTTAATGACTCGACTGCTCGTACGCAAATTTCGTTCGTAAATGAAGTGGTTATCAATCAAACATCTTCTTTTGTAGCAACCGCAGCTGCATCTGTTGGTGGAAGATCATATACGTACTCATATATTCGTAGAACTGCGTTAGACGGTCTTCCGGAAGATGCTTATCTAAGCAATACAGTTTTCCTTGACGTACCTGATAGTTCAGGTGGAGGAGGCGGCGGTGCAGCGCTAGTTGATATCACATTAGATCGTGCAATTGACAACCAAACAGGTATCGTTTCCCAAGATCAAAACATCTCGATTCGTATTGCAGCTGGTTTTGCATGGACGTTCCTTTCAGGTACGAAAGAACTTTGGAGTTTGGCAAGTAGTGATACAGGCGACACATTGTCTGTTGCAGTCGATCGATTCGCAGTGTCTTCTTCTTCACCATCAACATTCCAGTTAGGCGCCACGTTTGCAACGTCAAGCGCGTCGCCTGTAAATGTTGGCGTGATATCGGGCACTGTTCATACACTTTCCGGAAGTAACCTTTTGCTTTCAGGCGGTTCAAGACTTAACTTTGCTGATTACTATGGTTCAACATCGAACTATACCGGCGGGTTGATTCCGATGTCGACGTCGACAATCGAATGGAATACGTTTACGACTGGTTACGGCGTATCAAGTATTTTGGGTGCTTTTAACTTTATGTCACAGTCGCTTTCTGGTACAGTTAAGCGAACAAGATTTACTTCTGGCGTTTCTACTAACGTGGCTGCCGACACAAACGTAACGTTCCCAACGAATCTAGATGTTGCTCTTGGATCATACCTTGGTAAGAACTTCCGCCGCGATCTTGACATTTACTTGAATGGTGTTCTTCTCTTACCAGGTTTGACATCTGGTGATCCGAATGACGTGTATCCCGGAACATCACCTTCGAGCGGTGATCTTAGATTCCCATTCATTGTTCGATCAGGTTCACAGATTTCAGTTGTTGTTCATGGTTAATAGCTAAGTTTGCGTGTGGGTGTATAATCATCCACATGTCAGATTTTCAGTCTGGTAAAGCTAGTGGGATCTTTGTAATTGGCACAAAGATTGAACACCTAGCTGAATCATATGAACGAGAAGCAAAAGATCTTGAAGCAATGAAGAAAGCGTTCTTGATGTCAGGACGTACACTTGAAACCTACAGGGAATCGATGCTGCATGAATTGAACACAGCAAAGATACCAATCAAAGAGGCAGAGTACGGAAAGACATACATTAATCGTTGCATTGATTTGGTTAAACAATTGTACAACGATTGCGAAATGAAACGTCTTCAAGCTGTTGGTGCCTCTGAAGGCGTTAAACAAGCAGTAGCTTCAATCAAACGATTGTTTGATGAAGAAAAAGAAAAAGAACTTCTTCAGCGTCAATATGAAGAACAACCTCAAAAAAATCCAATTGAACGTCCAATTGGGGCTCATCCCGGTGAACCTGAAGAATTAAGTGTAGCAAAAACTCGTCAACGTAAGAAAGTAACAAGTGGCAAGAACGCCTGATTCATTTCCTGGGCAGAGACAAGAAGAGGATGTTCTTTTCATCCTTACGTCATCGCTGCCAACGCAAAACGGTCAGGTGCTTTATTCATCTGGAACTGTTTCCGGTAGCGGATTTTTCTTCATGGAAGAAAACGTTGTCAAAAAACTTGGTTTATCGTCGACAGAACATGAAGTTGAATTCACGTTAGTTCATGATATTGTGTCATCTTCGTATGATCAAACGACTTATGACAGTCAAGGTCGTTTATCGCAATACGTTGTGTGGAGAAATTCAAGTCTAGATCGAAAAGTTCAGCAATTTGATCTGCAATACAGTGGTTCAACAAACAATTTGGTAACCGCAATGACATCGTCACAATTTGATTCTACCGGTAGTTTACGCTACACAGTCACTGAGGTACCAACGTATAACGCACAGAATCGTGTGACTTCAATAACACGAACGAAGAGTGGTTGATGAAGAATTACATCATCATTGATTACGATGAAAACGAAGACAAGCTCATTTCGGGCATGTGGTCGTATGATCATTTTGCAGGTGGTGTGTTGCAAATTCCATCTTCCGGATCGCTTTTCACTGGTTCATCAGTTGGGCAAGAGATCCTTTTTTACTCAGGATCTGACGCAGTTTATGTACGTAACGCCGCGAACACGAATTGGAATCTAATTGGTGGCGGGAAATTCATTGTAACTTCAGCTACTAGTTCGATTTCAGCTAGGGCACTTACCGGTCTGGGATTTTTAATGACTGACGGCGGTCCAGGTTCAACGATCACTGTCTCAGCGCATAACGCCGTTATAGCAATGCTGTCGGGAAGTACATTTTCCGGTCTAGTGTCAGCGTCCGCTGGATTAAGTGGATCGTTGCAGCAAATTGGGCCAAATCTTCCTTATTTGCTAGCCGGTAATAACATTACGCTAACTACTAACTCCGTTGGGCAAGTAACGATTACTGGAACTGTTATCACCGGTAGCACCGGTGCTGATGTTAATTCAAGTTACATTGTTCTTCAGGATAATACCAATATTCCAAATGACCGTGTGTTGACTGCGTCTGGCAGTAGTTTGTCGCTCACAGATGGAGGTGCCGGTTCAACGGTCACTCTTGACATCGCTAACACCGGTTCTGCCAATATCTACCATGGGCGTGGCGTACTAGTTAATTCAAAAGGTCAAGTTACATCAGGAACTCTTGCGCCATTTGGTTCAGATTTTTGGTTTATCACCGGTTCAGCAGCTCAAGCTTTTTCAAATGCGTCAGCGAACTATTTGTCAGCTATCGCATTAACAGCGTCAAATCTTGATGTTGGAATTTACCGTTTTGGATGGTCTTATACGTATCGTAACCTTTCAAACGCAGTATCATTCCGAGCACGTTGCGTGATCTATGGTTCTGCGAGTTATGATACCGTAGAAGAAGTATCAGATGTCGGAGCAAACGAGAGACATATGCGTAGCGGATATGCATATGTCACAGTGACTGGTTCAACTGGCATATTTTCGTTAGACATATCGAATGAAACCGGTACTACGGCATTACACATTTTAGACCGAGCCCTAGAGCTCTGGAAGGTTTCTTGAATGAGTGGTTTAGGTGTTTACAATCTCTTTATCGGCGATTCTTCGACTCGCGTTGTTTCCGGAAGACATGAATTTAGTCGTAGCTTAGGCGGAGTGTTAGTCATTCCTGGTGGCAATTTGTTTCCAACGGCAACGTTTGCTCGTGAATTGTTTTGGAATTCACTTTCTGGCGTTCTTTACGTACGTAATGAAACGAATACATCGTGGATAGGTCTGTCTGGAATTGATTCAAATGCAAGTTACGTTACCTTAAATGCAACTGGATCTTTGCCAAACGAACGCGTGCTTACTGCCGGAACAGGAGTTCGTATAACTGACGGGGGTTCAACTGTTACTGTCGGTGTAAATGATAACGTTGTCGCAACGATTACGGGAAGTTTATTCACTGGTCCAGTGTCTGCATCAGCTGGTCTTAGTGGATCATTGCAACGTGTTGGGCCAAACCTGTCTTATTTGGTTGCTGGGACTGGCATTGCAGTCATGTCACAATCAAATGGTCAGATCATAATCAGTTCTTCTGCGGGCGCTAGCAGCGCTGATTCGAATGCTACATATGTTCTTTTGAGCGCTACGGCTTCTTTACCAAACGAACGTGTGCTGACAACATCTGGTAGCAGTTTAACATTGACTGACGGTGGTGCTGGAACAACAGTCACTCTCGATCTTGCTAATACTGGTACAGCCGGTACGTATGGCGACATACAGGTTAATTCAAAAGGTCAGGTTACGTCTGGTTCAACTGGGTGGTTCGGAAAAAACTTTTGGTTTGTATCCGGATCTTATGCTGTTCCTTTTCATAACTCAACAACGACTTATTTGTCAGCACTCAATATGACGGCGTCTAACTTAGACGCCGGAATTTATCGCTTAGGTTGGTCTTATACATATCGTTGTAATACTACGGCGCAGTCGTTTAGGGCGCGTTGTTTTATTTTGAATTCTGCTAGTTATGATATCGTAGAAGAAGTATCAGATGTCGCCGCAAACGAGAGACATATGAGGTCTGGTTTTGCATATGTCAGAGTGACTGGATCAGTCGCGTTATTTTCACTTGATATGTCAATAGAAGCTGCGGCGACAAACACTACTGCTAGCATGTATGGTCGAGCTTTAGAACTCTGGAGGGTTTCATGATAGGCTTTTTACAGGTTTTATTGAATGATTCGTCTGATAGACGACATACTGGGATCATAACCTTTGATCGAACGAATGGTGGAGTGTTTGTTCCGCCTTCCGGAAGCAGCTTCCCTTCATCCCCTGTACCTGGAGAATTATTCTGGAATGTCTTGTCAGGGGGTTTATACCGTCGCGACAATGATAATGTTGAATGGCAACCTGTGGTCGGCGGGGGACCAATAACGGCGTCGTTCGGAATTAGCATGGCGTCAAGTTCGATTTCTTTTGCAAGAACGATTGGGTTCGACCGCGAATACAACAACGGAAATTGTGGAGGAAACACGTCGATCAATTGGACATTAGGACAAAAGCAAATTATGACGTTGACAGCTTCTGTTACAGCGTCGTTTGTTTCTGGCACAAACCCACCAAGCGTAGGGAATTATCTCATCCGAATCGTTCAAGGTTCTAGTGGTGGCCCGTATGGAATTTTGTGGCCGTCGAGCTCAATCTGCAAATGGTCTGGTGCTGCTCAACCGTCGCTAACGAGTGGGTCTGGTAAAACAGATATCTGTTCATTTTATTACAATGGAAACCAGTATTTTGGAGTTGCGTCACTCAATTTTGCATAACAAATATCATGGCAATTGAATTCATATCATCTTCGTCGATCGATACAGGAGCTTCCTCAGCTGTTATTTCACATACAGTTGCTGCCGGTGATAATCGAGTTTTGTGTCTTGCTGCAGCAACTGCTGGATCAGTGTTAGCAGATCACGCTGGGACCCCAACTTATGGTGGAACTGCAATGACATTGGGCATTACGGAAACAACATCCGGTGACGGAACAATGATTCGTCTTTGGTATCTTTTAAATCCCGCAGTTGGTACTGCTAACGTTTCTCTTGCGACAACTGCTTGTTTTCATATCAAATTGATGGCATGTTCGTACACTGGCATTAGCGCTGCGCCAGCATATTCAACTTCAGTTGAATCTGCATTTAATACTGACACAGTTTCCATGCCAGTAACAGTGACTAAAAATGATTTGATCTTTGTTGGATTAAGTGGATTACACGGAAATGATGGAGATCAAGTTCCGATTACCACGACAGAACGTTGTGATTTGTCTGGAGGGTTTAGAACTGGCGCATGCGCTGATTTGATTGTCACTGGATCATCTGGCGTAGAAACTGTTGGTTGGACCAACGTTGCTCAATGGACTGCAAACTCGATCGCGGCGCTAGTGTTTAATCCATTTGGTTCAGCCAACGCAGTGTTTTTTGGGATGAATTTTTAATGGCATTAGATCAACTTAGAAACTGTAATTTTGGATTGAATCGAGCGAATGCAACTGGTTCAACTGGCGTCGGTTATACGTTGTTAGATGTTTCCGGCTCAACAGTTCTTGCTCGAACAACAACAGGTGTATATCAACTAATATCCGGATCCGGACTTTATGCTGCATACGTTTCATTTCCTGATAGCTTTCGTGGTCAGGTCATGTGGGATACCGGAACTGCGTTTGTTACGCGTTCATATGCTGTTGAGCAGGCAAACGTAGAAGAGAATAATCCAGTCGTTAACGACACGCATAGAATCATTAATATGATGTCTGGCACCTTAGGATCGCTTTATGATATATCATTTGGGCGTTGGCACATAATCGCTAACCAGATGGTGTTTTACAAAGAGGATAACGTTACTGAAGTAGCTCGATTCAATCTTTATGATGATTCTGTGATTCCATCAATGGATGCAGTCTTTCAACGAACGAAAGTGTAACGTTGGAAAATAGGATCGTCACTCGTGGATTTGGAATGTCTAGAGGCATTCCTGGTAGATCGTCTGCCATTGTTTTGGGTTATGGCGGGATCCCTCGCGCGGTACTTGATCAGGTCGATGAAGCAGTACGACAGTTTAAACTTCGTGGGAATGGAAAACCAAGAGAACTTCTTGATGAAATAAGAGAGATCGTTATCTCTGCCAAACTCATCGAAGTTGACGGGCGTGAACCTAAGAAAAAGATCCAAGGAACGATTCGAGTAAGACTTGATGATTCATCGATTCGAACTATTGTTGAACACCTCGAGACAAACGTGTGTTTAGATGATAGGGATATCAAGATCATGATCACACGTTATGAAACGTGATACTTAAGACAAG